TCTTTAACCAAACTTAGGGGCCTAATCAGTTATAAAATGCTGGTTAGGCCCCTAATAATTCTACACAAAATATGAAGGCACCCATAAGCTTTGAGCAGTTTACTAAAAACCCTGTTGCAGCAATAGCATTTGCAGCTTTAATTGTAATAGGGTATTTGTACATGGATATGATGAATATTCATGAAGCACAATTAAAAAATTTAGAATCTTCCTGTATCCAAAGAATTGATGATCACAAAGAAAGAATTGAATCTTTAGAAACTACTATTGTTAGATACGAAGACAAGTTAGAATTAATTAACGAAAAGTTATTAGAATGTTTAGGTACCAACGATTAATCCCCCTTTTATTTATGATGGGCTGTGGTTTAACTTCACCACCCCCTAGTCTTACTACTACTATTATTGAACCTGTTTCTGATACTATAGTTGTAATTTCACCATCCCCACTTCTTGATAATATAGAATCTACTTTAGAAATGGCTGATGAAGTTATGAACAAAAGAGAGAAAGAACAAAATCTTCTTAATAAAAAAATTTATAATTTAGTAAATACTATCTCCCAGGAAGAGGAATTAATTGCTGAATTGCAAAGAAAATTAGCTGTTAAGGATAGTATTATAAAAGATAAAAACATTCAACTTAAAGCTAGTTTAGAAAAATTAGAATCAACCCAATATCAAGTAGAAAACACTGAAGGGATAATTCAAAAATATATATTATCCTATAATGTCTTATTAGAAGAAAACAATATCCTCCAATCAGAGTTAGATGAAACTTACTCTCAAATAGAGTATTTAGATTCTTTAATTTTTACTAATAAAAAACTTACTAAAGTTTACGAATCAAATTAATCAATGAAAGAATTTTTACTAGGAATAGGAATCAATGTTGGGTTAGCAGTATCTGGCTTTTTTGGAAGTTTATTACTAGTAGGACAACAAAAAGATTTAAACCTTAAAGAACAAATCATTTCTATTATTGGTGGTACTATGTCCGCTAATTATCTTACTCCTGTAGTAATTGATACTATTGGTTCTGATAACGAATCACTCCATTTTGGAATGGCTTTCGTAATTGGATTTGGAGGTTTAAAAGTAGTAGAACATTTTTATCACAAATGGTTTAATAAAAAAGAAAATGACTCTAGTAATAATTAACTTAATTTGTAACATAGTACTTTGCGCTGCAGGTACTTTATTTTTTTTAGCTTTATTTGCTCATAAATCTAGCATTGTTCATAAGTGGAAAGCATTACATCATTGGACTTTAAAAACTGGGCTTAGTGCCTTTATAGCAGGTTCTTTATTTAATGTTTTAACCCTATCATCTCCTCCCTGGAGTGAAGTAGTATTAAATATAGGATTAGCTTTAATTTTTACTTGGGCTTCTTATTTTCATTATAAATTTTTTTATCCTAGTAAACAATACCAAAACAAATAATGTTTTTATATTGTTATAATGCTAAACTCGATAGAGTAGTTGACGGAGACACCATAGATGCTATGGTAGATCTAGGATTTAGTACTTGGAAATACGTTAGAATTAGATTAAACGGAATAGACGCTTATGAATCCAGAACTAGAGATCTAGTTGAAAAAGAAAAAGGATTAAAAGCAAAAGCTAGAGTAGAAGAATTATTAGCTTCAACTGATGGTAATTTTATCCTATACTCTAAAGGGGTAGGAAAGTATGGTAGGTGTTTAGGTGAAATAAAAATACAACGTAGTATACACGATACTATTAACTTAAACGAATTACTCATTAATGAAGGTTTAGCAGTCCCTTATGAGGGAGGCGCAAGATAAATTTGGAAACTTGAACCTTTGTATGTATATTTAATACATGCATTCAATTGAGGTTATCGAAAAGAATTTGTCAAAGCTTCAAAAGCTGAATTACAATCAATTTTTCTGGTGGCGTCGCTGGACTCGTATGGGCAAAGCACTCCACAAATACTCTCCATTGCTCGATAAAATCGAAAATGGTGATTACAATGATAGTCCCTACCGCTGGCAGATCTATTACTGCGATTGGGAAATCGAACAAAAACGTGCCAAATTCACTGATGTAAGAGAATTTGCTACTGAAACCACAATTGATCGCAACCGCAGACGCCGTTTGCGTGAAGACCATGAAAAATATGAAAAGGAAAATCTCGACCAATTACAACGTGATTTCCTCAACACATTCCAAATGACTCGAGAAGAGTACATGGATGAGCTACTTGAATTTGATGGCACCATAAGGGAGTTTTATATTCATTGTCAATCAAAATACCATCAATTTAATCGTGTCACTACAAAACCACGTCGTGGCCGTCCACCTAAAATAAAAATAGATAATCCTGACTCTCCATTCTAATGAAAGTATCACATGAAATACCAATAGCATATTTGGATGCTAGTATTGAATTTAATGATTATGACTATCTTCTTCCTCACTTATATGATGAGTATGAAGGGTATAGGGAATTTTTTAATACGAATAAGGATAGATATGTTATAATGGATAATTCCCTCCATGAGTTAGGTGTACCCTACTCAAAAGGTAGAATGATTTCTATTATTGAAGACATCCAACCTAATGAATTTATAGTACCAGACGCTTGGGAGGACCATATTAAATCTATGCGAAATGCTAAAGAATGGAGTTTTATTGAACTACCAGAATCTGTAACTAAAGTTGCTGTTGTGCAAGGTAAGTCGTTACATGAGGTAATAAAGTGTTATCAAACGTATAAATACTTAGGTTACACCAAAATAGCATTCTCATATGGGGCTAGTTATTACAACGATATATTCCCGCATCCTAATAAAGATATTGGTAAAGCATTAGGCCGCCAATTAGTAATCAGTAAAATGATTGAAATGGGGCTTATAGGAAATTCTGATAGAATTCACCTTTTAGGTTGTTCTTTACCACAGGAGTTTTTATATTATAATGATATAAAACAAATTGAAAGTATTGATACCTCTAATCCTATTATGGCAGCGTTTGATGGAACAACCTATGCAAATTGGGGATTAGACAGTAAACCAAAAACTAAAATCGATGAAGTTATAAACTCAGAATTTAATTCTGATGTGTTTAATAGAATCAAACATAACACAACATTTTTTAAATACATAAATAATATTACATGAAACAAGCAGTACTTAGCCTATCAGGGGGGATGGATTCCAGTACGCTCCTTCTCCATTTGTTAGCAAACGATTACGAGGTTACTTGCCTCTCTTTTGATTACGGACAAAAACACAGAGTAGAACTTGAACGTGCCCAAGCACTAGTAGATTTTCTTAATGATAGTGGTCAAAAAGTAAAATATGGAGTAATTAAACTTGATGGTTTAGCTCCTATGCTTAATAGTGCTCTTGTAGAAGGGGGTGATGAAGTACCTGAAGGTCACTATGAGCAAGAAAATATGAAGGAAACAGTAGTTCCTAATCGAAACAAAATCTTTTCATCAATTATTCAAGCAGTAGCACTATCAATCGCTAATGAAAAAAATACTGAAGTTCGTATTGCAATGGGCATTCATGCAGGTGATCACGCGATCTATCCTGATTGTAGACAAGAATTCCGCGATGCGGATTATATTGCCTTCACCGAAGGTAACTGGGATGCTGACCGCGTTAGCTACATTACCCCTTACCTTAATGGGGATAAGTATGATATACTTAAGGATGGAGCCAAGTGTTGTGATAAGCTCGGATTGGACTTTGACACTGTTTATGCAAATACAAACACTAGCTATAAGCCCATTAATATTGATGATACTTGGTATAGCGATTATAAATCAGCGTCTTCGGTTGAAAGGGTTGAAGCATTTATTAAATTGGGCCGACCTGACCCAGTACAATACGCAACTCAGGATGGGGTGGTTTCATGGGATGTCGTTAAAACAGAAGTTGAAAAAGTCTTAAACGCAGTATAATGTATATTTCAACAAAATTATTTGACGGATTTAGTTGTGTGTTTCGTCAATGGAAAGCAGAAGGCACACACTGCAGATTCCTCCATGGTTATGGGGTAAGTTTTAGAGTATGGTTTCAAGGTGAATTAGACGAACGTAATTGGGTTTGGGATTTTGGAGGTATGAAACGAGCTAAAACTCAAATTGATGGTATGAATCCTAAAGCATGGATGGATTATATGTTTGATCATACTTTAATTATAGCTGAAGATGATCCTATGCTAGAATCATTTA